CCGAAGTAGTTGATATGAATCTTTTGGCTATGCCCGGAATGTGGGATAGCGCTATTACGGACTATATGATTAGCACCTGCGAAAATAGAGCGGATTCTTTAGCAATCATCGATTTGTCTGGAGCTTATACTCCCAGAACTGAAACTACTGAAAGTGCTGCTGCTGCAAACGGCGCAGGAACAGGAAATACAGTAACCAGTGCTGTTAACGAAGTTAAAAATACTAGAAAGTTTAATACCAGTTATGGAGCAGCTTATTATCCATGGGTAAAAATCCGAGACAACCACAACGGAATGAATCTTTGGACGCCACCTTCGGTTGTAGCCATGGGTGCAATGTCATACGGCCAAGCCACTCAAGCTCTTTGGTTCGCACCAGCCGGGTTTACTCGCGGTGGACTAAGTGAAGGTCGAGGTGGATTCCCTGTACTTCAGGTTTCCCAAAGATTGACACGAAAAGAGCGAGATAAGCTTTATGCTGAAAATATCAATCCTATCGCTCAATTCCCAGCAGAGGGTATTGTAATCTGGGGTCAAAAGACTTTACAGAGAACACCATCTGCACTGGATAGAATTAATGTTCGTCGATTGGTTATCTTTATCAAGAAGACTGTTTCTAGAATTGCTTCTAGACTTCTCTTCAGTCCAAACGCTAGCCAGACATGGAAGCGATTCGTTGAACAAGTTAAGCCTTTCTTGGCATCTATTAAGAATGGTTTGGGTTTGCAAGATTTCAAAGTGAAATTGGACGCAACTACTACTACACCTGATCTAGTTGATAGAAACATCATGTATGCGCAAATTTATATTAAGCCAACTTTGGCTATTGAGTTTATCGCGATTGACTTTATCATCACAAATCAGGGTGCGTCTTTTGACGATTAACAAATAAAATAAAACATAAAACATATAAGTTACTATATATAATAGAGCACAATACACGGAGGGTTTTAAAAAATGTCAAGTAATTGGTTTTGGGCAGAAAAAGGAGTCAGTGTCCCATTGGGAGGACAAGCACTTGTCGAACCCAAAAGAAAATTTAGATGGATTTTGCAGGTTAATGGTATTCCAATGTGGACAATTAAAAAAGTCGACAAGCCTAGCATAACAATCTCTACAGCAGAGCATGTATTCATTAATCATAAATTTTATTACCCCGGTCGTGTTGAGTATAATGAAATCTCTTTCACAATTGTTGATTCTGTGAATCCTGATGCTGCTGAAACGCTTCGTCAGATGTTGCATGCTGGTGGTTATCGATATCCATATGATGGAGAAGTAGCCACACAGTCAATGACGAAAGAAGCCATGGTTAGATCACTTGGCGATGTACATATCACCCACATCGGTGGTGGTGGTTGGGGTTTTGCAGGAGCAGGCTCTGTATCACCAGACGGATCTCCAGTTGACGCTAACGGTGTAATGCCGGGCTTTCATGACAAATTCAATGTTTATGAGAACTGGTACCTTAAGAATGCATTCGTGACCGCTCTTGAATTTGGAGATTTGGATTACACTTCTGATGATTTGTCTGAAATCACCATAAAGATGCGTTATGACTTCGCGGTTCTCAATGATCCAGATCACATGACACCATCACTCGATATGCACCCACCCGATGCATCCGAAGTTTCTTACACTCCAGCGCCATACGGTTTGGAACCAACAAGAAACGATTAATACAAACAACATTTTTAATAAAACAAAAAGACATTCACACATTATGGAGGTTAAATGTCAGTTAGAAACAATGAAGAACGCGCTGGGCCAGTTCCCAGTGCAAATAGTTCTGCTGCTTCTGCTGCTTCAACGCATCAAGCAGCACAAAATCCAAAAGATATCGCAAATGCAAGCAATCTAAACTTTATTATTCCCACGGAATTTGTTGAATTGCCTTCGCAAGGCCAGTTTTACCCTAAAGGCCACCCGATGCATGGCAAAGATACGTTGGAGATTAAGCATATGACAGCGAAAGAAGAAGATATCTTGACTTCTCGCGCTTTGCTCAAAAAGGGAATTGCGATTGATCGTCTACTTCAATCAATTATTATTGATAAAACAGTTAGACCGCATGAGCTTCTAGTCGGAGACAAAAATGCTATAATGGTTTCCGCCAGAATATCAGCATATGGTTCAGAATATAAATCCAGAATTACATGCCCAAATTGCATGACGGTTAACGAACCAGAGATCGATTTAAGTGCATGCCAGAAAATGAAGTATGGGCTAAGCAATACTGAAGAGATAGAAGGGGTTGAGGGGCCATCACCAAATGGCACATATCTGATTACCCTTCCGGCCACAAAAGCTAAGGTTGAAGTTAAGCTTATGAACGGCGCCGACGAAAAGAGGTTTTCAGATCGCCTTCAATATCGCAAGAAGAACCGACAGCCAGATGCAATGTTGACTGATCAAATTAAAACATTTACAGTTGCAATTAATGGCACTCCAATGGGGCCAAAAGTATTCGGCTTTATTGATAATATGCCAATACGAGATTCTAGATTTCTAAGAAACACTTACAACAAACTAACTCCTGTAGTTGAACTAAAGCACAACTTTTGTTGTGACAATTGCGCGTATGAACAGGAGGTTGAGGTGCCCATCACAGCACAGTTTTTTTGGCCTGACTCCTGATTACATTGAGAACGTGTATGAGCAATTCTTCGCTCTTAAGTATCATGGAGGTTGGAGTTTCTTCGAAGCTTACAATTTGCCAATTGGTTTGAGGACTTGGTTTTTGGAAAGATTGGCAAAACAAAAAGAAGATGAACACGAAGCCCAAAAGAAAGCAATGGACAAGGCAAAAAACAAATCTAGATAAACAAGCGGTCGCATTAGACCGCTTTATTAAATTTTATCTATTTATGTTCATAAAAGAGACTATTTATAGTATGCAAAAGTTTGAATTCGTATTTCCTCCCGAAAAACTACTAAATGAAAGATTCATAGCAGAGTTTGGTATAACGTTGAAACAATTGTTTAAAAAGATGTTCGGTGGAGATAAAGTCCCAATATTGGTCAAAGGATCAAAGAAGCAAATCAAAGCATTTGCCAAGGCATTGGTGCATGAAAAAGACTATTTTAAACATTACAAAAGATATGGCTTGGATGACCCAAAAACATACAGAAGTAAATATCGCTTGAAAACCGCTATTAAGAACTTTGAAAGAAAAACCGGTATCAAGTGGCCATTGGCATTCAGACAAGACCAAAGCGGCGATTTTGGCTTTAGAGGATAATATATGACCCCAGAAGTAATCCAAAAACTAATAGAAATGCTTGAAAATTCTGGTGATCCAGAAGCCGCAAAGATAATCGAAGCATTAAAGAACTTTGACCAAAACCAAAAGACAACTATTAGAGAAGCCCATAGTGCTCTTAAAGATTATCAAGACAGCCTCAAACAAACTCAACTTCAAATAAAAGCCAACATGGAAGCGGAGATCGCTCAAGCTGAACAAAGGCGAGATCTCTTGATTCGGGTGGCGGAGGCCCAAGGCGCGTCAGAAGAGCAAATTAGAGCGATCACTGAAGCCGAGGATGCCCGCGTTAAAAAACTGAGGGTACAAGCAGAAGCAACAGAAGAAGTCCGCGAGGCAACGAATAGGTTCCTCGGCAAAGCCGGATTAGGAAAAGATCTCACAAAATCGTTTATGGGTAAAATGCTGCTGTCAGGCGGCAAAGGTTTCAATCAAATTGCCGCTGCAATAGGAGACGCTTTAACTCCACAAGCTCTTTTCGCTTCTGGTTTGGCTCAGATGGAAAAAGCCACAATGGAATTGTTCACTTCATTTGATAGAGCAGCTTCCGGACTTAATAAGACTACTGGCGCCACCGGCGAATTCAACGACATGCTATATGATGCGCAAGAATCCAGCAAGTTATATAATGTCGATGTTGGTAAGGCCGCCGAGGCTATTGGGCAGCTTCATGACCAACTTTCATCTTTTACTTCGATGAACAAGGAAACCCAAGCCGAGCTTACAGAAGCCACTGCAAGAATGACGGCATTTGGTGTAGAAACGTCCATAACGGCCGCAAATTTCGACATTATGATCCAAGGTATGGGTATGACCGCTGACAGCGCTGTGGGTGCTCAAACGGAGCTTCTAGCCCTATCTGACACGATTGGTGTGGGTATGGGTAAAATAGCAAATGACTTCAAATCTGCATCAGCAGAATTGGCGAAATATGGTCCGGACGCTGTTGATGTTTTCAAAGGTGTTGCAGCCGCTGCGAAGGCCACAGGTATTGAAGTTTCTGCCCTGATGGGGCTGGCAAAACAGTTTGATACATTCGAAGGCGCCGCATCCAGCGCAGGAAAATTAAATGCGATATTGGGTGGTGGTGTTATCAATTCCATGGATCTTTTAAACGCAAACGAAGAAGAGAGGATAAGACTATTAATCCAATCAATGCATTTGTCCGGAAAAAGCTGGGAACACCTGAATCGATTTGAAAAACAAGCAATTGCATCTGCTGCTGGTATATCCGACATGACAGAAGCAAATAAAATGTTTAGCATGTCGCTGACAGCATATGACGAAATGCAATCAAAAGCTGATGCAGCATCCATATCTCAACAGAAATTAGAAGAAAGAGCCGCAGCAGGAGTTGAATTTGGCGATAAAATGAAAATGATAGGTCAAGCTTTTGCTGTCGCGTTTATGCCTTTGTTGGATGCATTTAGATGGTTTTTGGATTTAATATTAGAATTAAACGATATGACTGCCGGGCTATTCCTTCCGACCATGGTTGCTTTGATTGGTGTGGTTGCAATGCTGACACAGGTTCAATCATTTGCTGCCTTAGCCACAAGCATAGCGACAGGATTTGAATTTGCGAGGACGGCTGTTACAGTCGGATTGTCGGCTGCCATGGCCGGACTAACCACAACGCAAACCACCACCACAACAACAACTGTTGGCTTTACTGCTGCTTCCGCGGCAATGATCACTACACTGGCCCCTGCAATTCCAATGATTATCGCCGTTTCATTGGCTATAGCCGGATTGGGTTTTGCTGTAGCTGGTGTTGGGTTGGCGATCGCCGCGCCATTCTTGGCTATCGCTGCTATCGTAACAGCACTAAAAGAGGTGTTTATCGCAATATTGCAAATGCCCAAAGCTTTAGCAAACGCTGTAATTGGGCTAGTCGCTTTTGCAGCAGCAGGCGCCACAGCGATGGTTATATTAGCTGCTGGTATGGCAGCCGCAGTAACAATTTTAATTCCTTTCACCCTACAGATGGCAGTCGTTGCTCCAGCGTTGGCATATTTTGGTGCTGCCATGGCAGTTGCTGTTCTTCCAATGTATCTTTTTGCGCAAGCATTGGGAGAGTTGGGTGAAGCTTTGGCTAAGTGGGCTGGAATTGGTTTTGGTCAAATTTTTATGGCGGCAACAGCATTAGCAACATTTGCATTGTTGTTGATACCAATAGCTTTGCCATTGTTTGTTGGTGGCGCCCTAGCCGGTATTGGCTTGGTTCTCTTGGGTGCAGGGTTAGAGCAATTCGCCAAAGGGTTAAAAGCTTTTCAAGAAGTGACTGGTGGCGATATTTTGATGGCCGGGCTAGCTCTTTATGGTTTTGCCATGTTGTTGACGCAGCTTAGTTTGCAAATGTTTGTTGCTGGCGCATTGACTGGTATAGGTTTGATATTGTTAGGTACCGGCTTGCAGAAATTCGCAGAAGGGCTAATGGCGTTTGGGGATTTCCAAGCAATCGTTATGGGGGCAGTCGCTGCTGTTCTTGCTTTAGGGATCATGATGGCTCTTTTGATACCATTGGCTAAACCAATTGCGATTACTTCGCTTATTGTCGGGCTTCCGCTGATGTTCTTAGCGATGGGCTTGACAAAGTTTGCCAAAGCAATATCTGAATTTGCTGATTTTGAAGAGATCATGACTGCTGCCGTTGCCGCTGTTGGCAGCATAGGCCTTATGATGTTGATGTTTATACCTTTGACAAAACAGATATTAGTTGTTGGAATTCTAGTTGGATTACCTCTAATGCTAATTGGCTTGGGCTTGAATTCGTTCGGCCAAGGCATGCAACAGTTTATTAAAATAAAGTGGGATACGATTTTAAAAGCTATGGGATCTCTTGTTGGGATCATAATGCTATTAGGTAATCCCGTTTTTGGTGTGCTTGTGTGGATTGCAGCAGCTTTGACAGGAATCCCTCTTATGCTAATAGGGTTAGGATTGCAAAGGTTTGCAGAGGGTCTTCAAGAGTTTAATTGGGTGGCCGGCTCGTCAATTGACAAAGCCATTACATCGCTAGTGTATTTTATGGAAGCCTTGGGAGGCTTAAAGTCTTTGATAGGTTATGCTTTCTTAATAGTATCTATCCCTTTAATGGCACTCGGCCTAGGCTTGCAGTGGTTTGCAGACGCCTTGTGGGAATACAACTTCATAAGCAAGGATGCTATAGATTTAGCAGTTAAAAGTTTAAAATACTTTATGACGTCAATGGTTGCAAACGCTTCAGTTGTTTCTATGATAGGTTTATTCGTTGGTGGACCACTCTTAGTATTCGCTGTTGGGTTGTATACTTTTGGAAAAGCCTTACAGAAATTTAATCGTGTAGGGCCAGAAGAAATAAATGCTGCCGTTACATCTTTAAATCTTTTCTTGGTTTCTGCTGCTCGATGGGCCTTGTATGCTCCTTTAATGCTAGCATTGGGTCCGGCTTTCTGGCTACTTGGGTGGGGATTAGAGGCACTAGCTGAAGGTTTTGATGCTTTGTTTGGTATGGACACGATTATAACCGGACTAGGAGTGTTCTTTACAGCTTTAACTCAATTCAGCTTAGAAAGTATTGTAGCCTTGAGCGCTGTCGCATCAGCAGTCGAAAATATTGCCGAAGCCATTACTATGGTTCCGGAAGGCAAGATGCTTGAATTTGGTGTTGCCATGCTAGGCCTTAGTGGTGTTGCCGCTGCTAGTGACGCAGCAGCTAGAGTGGGAGACGCAGCAAAAGCTGCTGCTGCCGGAAGAACAGCACCCGGTGCAGCACCCGGTGCAGCAGCAACAGGGGGCACTGAGCGCCCAATCGAGGTAACACTTGAGATAGATGGTGAAAAATTTGCAAAAGCAGTAGTAAGAGCCATAGATAAAAGTAGGTATGGCTTAAATTAAAAATACCTAGAAATACCTATTTAATAAAAGAGGTGTAATAATGTCATATGAATTTCCAGACAACTTAAAAATTGAATTGGCTGGATATGATATATTAGATGGACAACAGATAGCACAAGATGATACTCATAGTGTTCTAACTAGAGATTTTGGCCAAGAGATTCAAATATATCATATCCCTACAGATACAACAATCAAATTTAAAGCATTTTTGAACGACTACTCGGATCAGTTTCAATCTGAGTGGCAGAATGAACAGGTTTATGGTAGAATGGACCCAATCGTGCAATACCAAGGTACAAGCCGCGTTATATCGCTAGATTGGACTTTGCCGGCTTTTTCTAGAGAAGAGGCTAAATTGAATCAGAAAAAGTGCGACTCATTGTTCCGAATGCTATATCCAATGTATGAAGCAGGGACAATAAACAATGCGCTTTCCATAACTACTGCCCCTTTATTTCGCGTGCTTTTTGGAAATCTTATTATAGATTCCGCAGCGACTTCCATTTCTATGGGATCTCACGATGTCGGAAGCGCCAAAGAGATGGGACTAGTCGGTACAATATCCGGCTTTACTTATGCCCCAGATCTAGATCAAGGAATTATTTTCGATCGTAACGCCCCACAAAGCGGTTTTGGGCCTGTTGGGCGAGGATTAATGTTTCCAAAGGCGACCAAGCTTTCCATGGAATACACAGTGCTGCACACTTATCGGCCGGCAACAAAACCATTTTATGTTGGTACGAATGGTGCAGCTAATCCCGGAACTGCTTCTAATCCAAATTCTAATGCCAGTGCAGCAAAAACCCCATCACCAGCAGATCCCGGTACTGCCGGTGCAGCAGAGAACAGAACGGCTCAAAAGCGCCAAGAACGGGCAGGAGAAATGGATGAAGTTGAGCAAGCTTCAGCCGAATCAATGGGCGGAGAAGGAAGTTCTATGCCATGGGTTCCATAAAAGAGGATAAAAAATGTCAAGATATATAAATCGATTAATATATGACAACGAACATAGTCTATATTCAGAAATGCTAGAGGAAAAAGATTTGGACTTTATAACTCACTATGCAACGCCAAACTTTAAATATCCGAATGCTAAACAAATGAGTGAATTGCAATTGCAGCGACACATTTGGCAATTTGGCGACAGATATTATAAATTGGCGCATAAGCATTATGGCGATTCTACATTATGGTATATCATCGCGTGGTTCAATAAAAGACCAACAGAAGCGCATGTATTCCCGGGTG